TGCCAAGTTTGGGATGCTGGACCAGCCTTTGACGGATTACTCGGCAGATTTCCAATTTGCAGAGATTGATTGCGGTACATACAGGAACGGAGAACCTGTGACATCTCAAGCAGAGGCGTTAGATTGTGGAACCTATGTGAATGGAAGCCGTACCTCGGCACCGTTTGCTAGTATTGATTGTGGAATTTACATTAATAACTGATGACAACGCAAATATTAAGGTTAAGATCAACGCTCTTATACGATCGAGTATTCCCTAATCGACTTGGTCAAGGTGAATTTGCTGTCAACTTAAACCCGAATGAGCCAGGAATTTATTTTGCAGATAGCAATGCCTCGCCGGGCTTGATTAAAGTAGGCCCGACACATGTTGGTTCTGAACCACCGAACGTACTGCCCTCAGGATATCCTAATTTATGCAAGGGAGAGAGTTGGCTGGATAAAAGCAGCACCAACATTTTTAAAGTATTTGATGGCACGTCCTTCCAGCCAGTAAACGCAGTAGCCTCAACCTCAACCACAGGGTTCCCCTCTAACCCAGTAGATGGACAACTTCACTACGACAAATCAGTCCCTGGGCTACATATCTACAACGGAACAACAGGTAGCTGGGTGCTTATTTGATTCGATCCTGAATCATGTGCTCCCAAATTCTATCTAGTTTTTGGTGAACTGATTGCATTTCTCTAAGGAAATCTTGCTTCAGTACATAGTCTCTGAGCATGTTGTCTTGTAGCTCATCGATATCATTCTCTATGCGCCTTAAGCGAATATCTAACTTCTCATTGAAGCGACCTAAAGCTTTACCAAGACCAGCGAAAGCAGCAAGACCTGCACTGACGACGGCCATCAAAGTTTCAGGCGTCACTGTATGCTTACCGTTTTTCTTATTCTAAGGTAGTTGACAATTTAAAATAAAGATACTAGGTGCACGCATATGGCTACTGGTTACGAACCGAATATAGAAGGTGCTATAGCTGTCCTCGTTGACCTGATGCAGGGTAATGGGTTCACCATGACTCGGCAGCCGTACGAGCCGAATTACCGAGGCTTGGTCGACGCGATCATTGATATGAAAGAGGGGTTCCCAGCGTTTGCCCCGACCAGGGTTGGTTTCGACGCCACCACCTTTGAAGCGGTTAGTAACGGTGACGCCTTGTTTATGCGAGCAAGTGATGGTCAGGTCGGCTTAGCGCAGGCTGATGGCACTCTGGATGAGGCTACTGTCGTTGGTTTTGCAGACGATGATGCAGCTTCTGGCACCACTGTGAAAGTTTTAGTTGCAGGTCTTTTAGACGATCAAACAGGTATTGATCCTGGTGACATTTACTTCTTAAGCACCACAGCTGGTGAAATCTCCCTCTCACCTCCTACTTCTGCAGGTCACTTTGTCACGCGTGTTGGAGAAGGTGCCACAACGACATCCTTCAGTATTCAGATTGAGCCACCAATTCTTCTAAGCTGATGGCCGGAGTTAGTAATTACGAACCCTATTCACCTAATGCTGAAGGGTTTACACAGGTTTTACTGGATTTGAAATCAACAATGGCTGGACGCACTGTCTACGCTGTGGCTGGTTTTTTAGCAGAGGGATTTGAGGACGTTTCGCAAGGCGAAGCTCTTTATTCGCGGTCCAGCGATGGTAAGGTAGGACGTGCCGTTGCCAATGACACGCTAGACAAAGCTACAGTTGTTGGTTTCGCGCAGACTTCAAAACTCGCCGGAGAAGAAGTCCGCGTTTTGATTGTGGGTACGCTTGCTGGATCTGGATACGACGCTGGCGATTTATATTATCTTTCGAACGCGACGGCAGGTGCAATTACGAAGACTCCGCCAACGACTGCAGGACATCATCTAACCAGGGTAGGAGAAGCTGCCTCAACATCTGAATTTATGATACAAATAGAGCCGCCGATTACGCTAGCTTAAAACCTTAGTCTTGGTAGGATAGGTTCTATAAAAGGTTCATTCTTAGTGCTCTAAAGTGAGCCATGTAGGTATGCAAGATGGCAACTAGGAAGGCTATTTGTCTCGTTAGTGGCTTATTTCAGGAGGTAAACACTCCTACAGACAAGTTAGATTTTGCTGGTAACTCAACATCTGACCTTTCTGAAGGCACTAATGAGTACTTCACCAATGCGCGAGCGCGTGCTGCGATATCTGTTACGGATTCTGGTGGCGACGGTTCTCTTAGTTACAACAGTACAAGCGGCGTCATTACTTACACTGGTCCTTCTGCCAGTGAAGTCCGTGCCCACTTCAGTGTCGCAACCGGCTCAGGATTAACTTATAACAGCACGTCCGGCGAATTCGGAACCAATGCTATTCCCAATTCGCAATTAGCGAACGACGATATCACCATCGGCACCACAGCGATTGCCCTTGGTGCATCCTCAACGACGCTTGGTGGTTTAACTTCGGTTACATCAACCAACCTCATCGGTAGCACTTCGGTTCTGATTGGTACAGCTGATGCTGCTAACAGCATTCTGCTCAATTCGACTGGTATTGTCTTCGAAGGTTCAACAGCAAACGACTTTGAGACAACCCTCAATGTTGTTGATCCGACAGCAGATCGGGCGCTGAACTTACCTGATAACAGCGGAACCCTCCTTTCTACTGGCTCATCGATCGCCAACGCCAACCTGGCTAACAGCACGATCACAGTTGGTACAACAAGTATTGCTCTCGGCGCTAGCTCCACAACTCTGGATGGCCTGACTTCGGTCATCAGTACAGCGGTCACGATCGGTGCAACTGACGCAGCAAACAGCATCCTCCTCAACTCCAGTGGAATCACCTTTGAGGGGAGCGGTGCTGATGCACATGAAACTACACTCTCGGTCATCAATCCCGATGCTGACCGGGCAATCAACCTTCCGAATTTGAGTGGTACGGTTGCTCTGCTTGAGTCACTCAGTGTTGCAACTGGTTCAGGTCTTACTTATAACAGTTCCACCGGAGAGTTCAGTACTAACGCTATTCCCAATTCGCAATTAGCGAATAGCTCGATCACGGTTGGTACAACCGGTATCGCTCTTGGCAGTAGCTCGACAACTCTGGCTGGCCTGACATCAGTTACTTCTACTGCAGTCGTTACAAATGATGGCGGTTTCCGTGTTAGGAACACAGCCGACAATACAAAACAGATTGCCTTTAGCGCATCAGGCATCACAACTGGCACAACCCGCACCCTGACCGTCCCTGATGAAAACGGGACATTAGCGTTGCTAGGCACTGCAAACGCGTTTACAGGTGCTAACACATTCACTAACGCGACTGGTCAGACCTTCCGTCAAGCTGCAACACAGGACGGGATCGTTATTCAAGGCAGGGGCGGAGGAACTTCAAGTTTTGCGAGTACATTTACGACTGATACCCTAACTGCAAATAGAACGGTCACAGTTCCTGATGAAACAGGGACAATGGCTACACAGGATTTTGCGACCGCAATTGCAATTGCATTAGGATAGAACCATGGCAACCCAAGTACAATTTAGGCGGGGCACAACAGCAGAAACAGGTGGTTTCATCGGTGCTGTTGGAGAAGTCACTGTAGATACCGTCAAGCAAACCTGTGTAATCCATGATGCGATTACTAGCGGCGGTTTTCCGCTACTTCGAGAAGATGGCAGCAACTCCAGCTTGGCGCCGGGTTCACTTTCAAGCTGTGCCCTGAAGTTTGCAAACAGTCAAAATACAGGTTTTATTAGTCCCTCAGTAGGTCAACTGGCGCTTGTGACCGGAGGTGTTGCTAGGCTTACAATAGATACATCTGGCGCTGTTACCATCCCTGGTAACGTTTCGATCACAGGAGATCTTACTGTGAGTGGGAATTTTGATTCGACCTCGCAACTCGCCCTAATCCTCGCATTAAGTTGAAATGGCAAATACATTTAAGATCGACACCAACGCCGATTTAACCACAGCTGTTATCACTGATGCGACGGCGGTGGTTCTTACAGCCAGCGCTTCTTCGACGATCATTCTGCTAAGCATTCTGGTCTCCAACAAGAGTGGTTCGAGTGCCAACGTAGATATTCAGTTGGACTCGAACACGGGCGACGATGTGTTCTTGATTCGAAACGCTCCTGTCCCCGCTGGTTCTTCTCTCGAGATTATCAGCGGCAGTAAAATTATTATGGAATCCAGCGATATTCTCAGAGCACGCTCTAACACTGCGAGTGCCTTAGATATTGCTGTGAGCTACCTTGATCAGACTTGATAGGAGGCATAAAACGTGGCACTTACAGATGTTGATGCAGGACGCTTGGCCGATAACGTTTTTGATGTTGTCGGCCCCGATGCCAATTTAGTGCTGAATGGAGGGATGCGAGTAGCCCAGAGACGTACTTCTCTGACCGTTGCACACGACGGTGTGAATGATGGATATTGTGTTGATCGATTCCGTTACCTTGCAGCCAACCTTGATGAGTTCGATGGTACTCTTTCACAAAGCAGTACTACACCACCCGCAGGTTTTACCAACAGTCTACTTTTAACGACAGGGACAGCTGAGACAACTGTCGATGCTAATGAATTACTCTATCTCACGTATCGAATTGAAGCCCACGATTGTCAACGTTTAGCGTACGGTACAGCCAACGCTAAGGAGACAAGGCTCTCTTTTTGGGTGCGTTCTTCTATAACCGGCACATTTGGCCTCTGCCTGTATCGAGAAGACGCAAGTCGTAATATCACTCTTACTTATACGGTCAACTCTGCCAATACTTGGGAAAAAAAGATAATCTCCGTGCCTGCGGATACGACGGGTGTAATTAATGATGATAACGGAAACGGTTTAGAAATTGATTTTATTCTATGCGCTGGAACCGATTGGACAAGCACTGATAGCTCTTCCTGGGGAGCTTACGCAACCACTGGTTTTGCTTACGGCCACGTGCAGAATGGGGTTATAACAACTGCTTCTGCAACATGGGAAATAACTGGTGTTCAGTTTGAAGAAGGAACCGAGGCTACGCCTTTCCAAGTTAAAAGCTATGGTGATGAGCTTCAGAGGTGCCAGCGTTACTGCATGGTTTACGAAGGCGATGGTGCTGCGAATGGGTTTGCAGCGTTCGCCACTGGTTACACCTCAACCGCAAGCGCAGGGTCGGTGGTGTTTACCATGCCAGCTCCCCTCAGAGCAATTCCTACGTTGACTAATGAGGGAACAATTTATGTAAGCGGGTCCGGCTTTAACGTTGCCTTGACTAGCTGGACCAATGTCTATGCAACGCGCACTGGATCCATCCTTGCTGCTTTTACGTCATCTGCCGTTTTCACCACTTACAACCCTTGCTTCTTGTATACAGGTAACGCTGCAACAGATAAAATCATCATCAACGCGGAGCTTTGATCATGTCCTATAAATTTGCACCTGTTCCTCCCTTAGCTGGCTTCACCGAGCCAACTTGCGTCATTCGTCTTTCCGACGGGGCATGCATCCCGATGGACGACAGCAATTACGATTACAAACGTTACTTGGAGTGGGTGGCCGAGGGTAACGTAACCATTCCAGCTGAAAACGCTCTCAATTGGGATTCTATCCGTGAAAAGCGTGATCAACTTATCAAAGCTTCTGACTGGACCATGATCCCTGGAGCTACAGTCGATCAAGCAGCATGGGCCGCTTATCGTCAGGTTCTGCGTGATCTGCCTCAAACCTATGAGGCGACTGGACCTGAGTCTGTTGTTTGGCCTACTGAACCTTCTACTGCTGGTCCTAATACAACCGAGTTAGAATAACTAATAACAGAGCTAAGAGAGTAAATCGTGGGTTACATCGGTAACGACCTTCAGGCTGCTTTTACTTCATATTTAAATATCGATGATATCAGCGGCTCTTTTGACGGCACCACAACTTCTTTTGCTCTAGAAGTAAACGGTGCTGCTCCAGTACCGTTACCGCTTAACGAACAACAGTGTTTGATATCAGTCGGTGGTGTCATTCAGCAGCCTGACAGCACAGGTGGATCAGGTTTCAGACTTAACGGTGGTAACATCGTCTTTAGCTCTGCCCCTGGTGTAGGTCAGGATTTCTTCGGTGTCATTCTCGCAGGCGCTGACTATGTAAATGCAGGTGGTCAGTTTCCCGATGGTTCAGCTGCCACCCCTAGCATTACTTTTTCAGCGGACCCAGACACTGGTTTGTACCGGAACGGTTCCGGTGTTGTCGGTTTAGCTTCTAATGGCGTAGCTCGCACGATCGCCAACTTAGAAGATGTTCAGACGTTTACGGCTGCTCAGATTGCAGAAGTCACGACGTTGACTGACGCTGCAACCGTCGCGATTGACTTATCTGCTTCGAATAATTTCACGATCACGCTCGACACGGCAGGTGCGACACGGGCGTTTGCACAGCCTACAAACCAGACTGTTGGCCAGAGTGGTTCTATTTTCATCGTTCAGGACGGTACAGGCAGCCGCACAATCACTTGGAACGCAGCATTCCGCTTCCCAGGCGGTACCGTACCAACGTTAAGCACCGGGGCTAATCAGGTGGATCGCGTGGATTATATTATTCGTGGTGCAAACTTAATCGATTGCGTCTGGACCGGTAACTACACAAGATAATGTCTTTTTTACACGCTTCAGTCCTAGCTGGTGCTAGCGGGAACCAGGGTCCATATCAGATCGAGCAAAGCTTGCGGTTTAACTCGGCGGATTCGGCGTACCTGAACCGGACTCCCGGTAGTGCTGGAAATCGCAAGACGTGGACGTGGAGTGGGTGGTTCAAAAGGAGTGACGTAAGCGCCAGCACTGGTAACTTCACAGTGTTTGCTGCTCAGCAACCCTCTGGGTCAGATCAGGATGGTCTAATTATTGATGCTGACGGTTCATTTTATATTTTGTTCTATTCGTCCGATCCGGGCGGTAGCAACCTTTTTTACTACAGGTCCGACAGGCAACTGCGCGACCCTTCTGCCTGGTATCACATAATGTTCGTGCTGGATACCACTCAGTCGGCTGTTGACGATAGGTGCAATGTATGGATTAACAATGAAAAAGTTGTTGACATAAATACTGCCAACCGAAGCACGTTGGCTCAAAATTTTGAAGCTGCTATTAACAACACCGGTTCACACACAATAGGCAAAAGTGTCCAGACCAGTGACCCCGGCGACGGATATTTAGCAGAAGTCAACTTTATTGATGGAACCGCTTATACCGATGCAACTGCTTTTGGAGAATACGACAACAACGGCGTTTGGCGTCCCATCAAGTACGCAGGCAGCTACACCGGACAGTCTTGGTATCTGAAGTTTGCCAGCGGCGATGGCACTGATAGCAGCGGCTTGAGCAACGATTGGACCGCCAATAACTTCACCCCCTCCGGCACTGGTACGGACGTGATGAGCGACACGCCGACGACGAACTGGTGCACTCTTAATTCGGCTGCAAACTCACCCGGTACAAGAACTCTTAGCAATGGCAATTTGCAGGCTGATTTAACCGCTGCTGCTGGTGCAAAGGCGGTAGGTACATTTTTGATCCCAATCTCCGGCAAGTGGTATTGGGAAATGACCGTGAACGATTCCAACTCGAATCAAGACACAGGTGTAATTCAGGCTGATTCAAATTTTCAAATTCGAGACAATACAGAGTTTGCTTGTTACTTCCCGAACGGTGAGTACAAGATTGAGACAGCTGCACAGACCAGCGGATTCTCTACCTACACCAATGGCGATATAATCAGTATTGCCGTTGATGCAGATACCAACCCCCCAGAAATCTACTTTGCGAAGAACAATACTTGGCAAAATTCCGCAGCACCAGCAAGCGGCACAAATGGTCTCGAATTGACCGTAGGTAAAAGGTATTTACCATTGCTGAGTCACGGCTCTGGCGGATCTTCTAGCTCAGGCATATTTAACTTCGGACAACGCGACTTTGCCTACACCCCACCGACCGGCTACAAAGCACTGAACACCGCCAACCTGCCCGCGCCGGACATTGCGGATGGGTCGGATTATTTCAATACGGTGCTTTATACGGGTACTAATGCAACAAATGCAATTACAGGCGTCGGATTTGCTCCTAATTTTGTCTGGGTAAAAAGACGAAGTGCGAATGGTGACCATATTCTGTCTGATTCAGTTAGAACAGCAGGCAAATATCTTTCATCAAACTTAACGGCGAGTGAAGTAACTTCGACTGATTTTGGTTCATTTGATTCCGATGGTTTCACCGTCAATGCGGTAGACCAAACTGGCGGTTTAAATAGTAATGGGAATACTTACGTCGCCTGGAACTGGCTCGCAGCAAACGGCACCTCAAGCATCGCTGCAGGCTCAATTGACGGTACTAACCCGACAATTGCTAGCACGGTAAGCGCCAACCCCACCGCTGGGTTCTCGATTGTTAGTTATACCGGAACTGGCGCTAATGCCACCGTTGGGCATGGCTTGGGCGTTGCTCCAAAGATGATTATTATTAAATCAAGAACTGACGGCAGTGCTCAATGGGTTGTATATCACGCCAGCCTGGGAAACACAAAATCCCTTTATCTAAATGGTACTAATTCTGCTGGTACTAGCAGTCTATGGTGGAACAATACTTCGCCAACATCTTCTGCGTTTTCATTAAGCACGTCATCAGATGTTAATGTCAATACGCAGAATTACATCTCCTACTGCTTTGCCGAAGTCGAAAATTATTCACGCATAGGCAGCTACACCGGAAATCAAAATGCAGATGGCCCGTTTATATTTTGCGGGTTCAGACCAAAGTGGGTGTTGATTAAAAGCACTGCAGCGAATAACTGGCAAATTCTAGATTCTAGCCGCAATACTTACAACACAGCTGATTCTAAACTCTACCCCAACACTTCTGGGACTGAAGACACATCAGCCAGTAATGAGATGGACTTGCTCAGCAACGGCTTCAAAATCAGATCGGCTTCGGGGACTGCTAACGCAAATGGGACAACAATCCTCTACATGGCATTCGCTGAAAACCCATTCGGCGGCTCCGGTGTTTCGCCCGCTACCGCCCGCTAGGATCTAAAATAAGGTCAACTAAACTGGTACTAAAAGAGATTAGATATGTTTGTCGCTGACGGCAAAACAATTCCAGTAGGTCGTTCTTTCACGTTAAATGATGTCCAGTACCCTGCAAATTGGCTTCGTTTAACGTCCGATGCCGAAAAGGCAGCCATTGGCATCACTTGGGTGCCAGATCCGACGCCAGTTGATGGACGCTATTACTGGAGCGAAGGTAATCCCAAACAACTTGAGGATGAACCTGCTGTTGACGAAAATGGCGATCCTATTGTTGATTCTGATGGTGAGCAAGTCATCAATACAGGCTTAAAGACACAGCTCATTACTGAACAAAAACAAACTGCAGGCATTCTCTTGGCTCCTACTGACTGGTACATCGTTCGTCAGATGGAGACAACAGAAGAGGTCCCTACAGCTGTCCTTGATTACCGCGCTGCTGTGCGGGCTGCCTGTGGTTCCCGCGAGGCCGAAATTGCTAGCTGCACCAGTGTCGTCGAGTTAGAGCGCTTGATGAAGGCTTCGCCCAAGGTCTACGACCAAGCAACCGGTTCATTGGTTGATAACACTGCGGCCTTTATCACTCCCTGGCCTGAGTCCGCTAGTTGATTCAGATTAGAATACTGAGATTAGGAGATTAACAGACTGTGGCGTACATTGGCGTTCAACCGAAAGCTGGGCAATACAGGAAGTTAGATGATATATCAGGGAGCTTTAATGGTGCTACAGCTACCTTTAATCTGACTGTAAGTAACGAAGCGGTAAGCGCAGCAACTGCACAGCAATTAATGATTTCTCTGGGTGGCGTCATCCAGAACCCTGGAGTTGACTACACAGTAGCGACAAATACGATTACTTTTACAACGAATCCCGCGTCTGGACTGGATTTCTTTGGCGTTTTACTAGGAGATCCTTTAAATACCGGCACTCCTTCCGATGGGACTGTAACCACTGCCAAGCTCGCTTCAGATTTATCAGTTGACTTAGCGTCCGGGACCGCTGGCACTCCCAGCCTGACTTTCGATCCGAACAGTGGCTTATTCAGTCCTGCAAACGACGAAGTTTCAGTCAGTACTAACGGTACTGAGCGTTTCAGGTTTGGCCCCACTGGTGAAATTGGTATCGGTGGTGCTACTTACGGTACTAGCGGCCAAGTTCTGACTAGCGGAGGTTCTGGCGCTGCTCCCACCTGGGCAGATGCAAGCAGTCATACGCTCGGTGTAACCCAGGCAACAACTTCTGGCACTGCAATTGATTTCACGAGCATCGGGGCAAATGTGCGTCGTATTTCGTTGTTATGGGAGGGAGTAAGTACGAGTGGCACATCTGATTTAATTGTTCAACTAATGGTTGGCGGGGTTGCGGTCACAACTGGTTATCTAAGTACCTGTTTTAATGCAAGCTTGACTCAGGTTACCCATACCTCTGCTACAGATGGCTTTAATTTCCGCTGCATTGCCAACAGTCAAGTACGTTCTGGTATACTTCAAATAGCTACCATGGGTTCAAACCTTTGGGTCTGTTCCGGCTTTATCAAACAGAGCACAACTGCATCGGCAACGACAGCTGGTGATATAACATTGGCCGGTGCTTTAGATGGCATTCGTCTCACCACGACGAACGGCACTGATACCTTCGATGCAGGCTCAGTTAACATTCTTTTAGAGGATTGATGATGGAACGCATTGAGATCAACATGCAAACAGGCGAGCGTAAAGTGATCGCCTTGACTCCCGAGGAGATTGCTGAACGTGAAGCGTATGCCCGTGACGTTAAGCCTATTCACGATCTGGCGAAATTACGCGAACGCCGCAATCAACTTTTAGCAGAAACGGATTATTTGGCTTTATCTGACGTGACTTTGAGCGACGAGATGGCGGCCTATCGCCAAGAATTACGTGACCTGCCAGCTAACACGGTTGATCCAGCAAATCCTGTTTGGCCCGAGAAACCTGAGTAAGTAGTCCTAAATGGAACCATTAAGGCTTCCAGAAAGACCACTTTTAACTCCTCCTCTTCTCCCTGGACCGCTGCAGCTACCTGCTCCGGTATTAGAGCTGCCTAAGGCTGAGCTTCCGTCGTATACGCCTTTAACTTTTCCGTTTGCGGAAGGTGTGTCTAACGACGGCATTCGTGTGCGTCTGCTGGGAGCTGAGGATAACGCGGAAGGTAAGAAGCCTGCTGAAACCGTAAAGCCACCCATAGTGGTACCAGCGCCAAAAGTCCCAGAGCCGTTATACCAAACACCTGATAAAAAGCCCGTCTTACCGGATCTTCCACAATTAGCTGAATCCACTACAATTACTTTACCCGGAACAGATATACAAATTCCTGTACCTAGGGCTGAGATTGTTAGTGCTGCTGCGATAACTTCTGTGATTAGCGTGACAGCAACTCTGACTGTTACGTCCTTATTTAAGAGGCTTGTTTCAATGTTTAAGCCTGTTATTAGTAATTTACTAAAGAAGATTGATAAGATACGGAATAAAAAGCCCCTTACTTTTGGACGGCAGCGATTGGAATTACGTCGGCACAGACGCCTGCATAAGGTGAAGAGGGATGGATCGTATACCCTGCCTTTTTAATTTCTACACATTTTAATATTCTTACCAGCTCGTAATCCAAGCGCTCCTTTTCTATTTTTCTTTTCGCCAATTCTTTGCAAAGCCGCACCATTTGGGTATCCAACGGCACGCTAAAGCTTATTTGGGCTCCAAAGTTCTGATTACGAATATAAGACGCAGCTGGGTCGTGATTATTGACATCGTTAGACATGTAGAACGGAGTAAATACCAGCGTGCTTGAGTTACAAGCATGGCCGTTTCCGAAACCTTGTTGGCTATATCCACCTTGGTTAATTTGTACTGCTTGGTTGCTAACTGAACCACTAGATGTAGCCACTGGATTGGCAATAGCAGTTGTACTTCCACCCTCTGCTTTGGCGGGTAGGCAAAGACAGAAGACTATTGCGAGAACACGGACAAGCTGTTTGTAACTGAGTTTGTTGTAATCGTCCTTGTGATGTCTGTTTCTTCCACTACGCCTGCAGCTTTTGTTACCACCTCTAGGCTGTATGGCTTGGTGGTGTCCGTCACTGTATATGTTGTGCCTGAAGCGCCTACAGAGCCGCTGGGAGTCAGATTGTTCGCATTGACGCTCGAGTAAGCGCCTCCATATACCTTTATGTTTAACGTTTCGTTGATTGTTTGAGTCGTCGTTGTCGTTGAAGTCATCGACCCCTGAGTAAAATTTGGCGTCACGGATTGCGCAAAAGCGGCGCCAGGTGTTAAGAGCAGTAGGACTAATAAACGCCACATGTTATTCGATTCGCAGTACTTGAATTCTACAGCGCAGTATGATATTAAAAGTGCAAGTAAATGTGAAAAAACACAGGACGCCATTAAGAGAATTATTGGGAACCCTTGTTCCAGCAGGGGTTTTGACGTGGGCGCTGGGTATGTTAACTGCTAGTTATATGGGGCATGCAAAAGTTGATTCTGCCTTTATATCTTCGCTTGTTACGAGTGTTTTGGCGGTTTATGGAATTACCAGAAAAGAAGATTCAGGCAAGCCTCAGCCTCCGCGTATCAATACACCACAGGCACGTAAACCGCCTTCAAAACCTGGGCCTCCTCCGGCTCCGTAGACGCTATTAAGATAGATTGAGATGCTTATTTAGCAGTGAAGACATCTCAAGCGGGTGTTAACTTAATTAAAAATTTCGAAGGATTGCGCTTGGATTCGTACCTTTGCAGTAGCAACGTCCCGACTATCGGTTATGGCCACACAGGGCCGGACGTTGAGCTCGGGATGCGTACCACGACCCAGAAGGCCGAGCTGCTGCTCAAGAAGGACCTGGAGCGGTTTGAGAAGGCCGTATACCTGGCGATTGATGTTGAGCTATCTCAGAACCAGTTCGATGCCTTGGTGTCCTTCGCATTCAACGTCGGCACAGGCGCCCTCAATGAATCGACGCTGCGAAAGCGGCTCAATGCTGGCCAGGATCCGAACACCGTCGCAAAAGAAGAGCTCCCCCGCTGGAATAAAGGCGCTAATGGCCCTCTAGCAGGCCTCACACGCCGTCGACTGGCTGAAGTCGATCTGTTCTGTCAAAACGCCCCTACCCCTAAAACTGGAATGATTGACATCACCTCTAAGCAGCAGACCTGGCTGAAAAAATCGACCGGCTCCTCTAGCTCACTCTCGAACGAAGAGAAGGCAAAGGTCTACCAGGGCCGCACGATTCCTAAGTGCACTGTCTTGGAGAAAAAAGATGGACACACCTACCTGGAGCTCGGCTTCGGCATGGGTAAGTGGTGGGTCTATGACGCCCATTGGGACGGTTTATTGACGGAGATCGGCGTCGA